CGAGCCAAACAATCAGTGCTGGTTAAAAAGTCCATGCTAGTAAGTTCTACGGTGCCACCACTGCTGTTAGCAACCACAGGAAAACTGCCATTTGTTCTTGCTGTAACATAAGTGCTGGTGCATTCAATTACGCCTATAGGAGCAAAGGTGCCATCATAGTAAGGATCTGTGACACCACTAACTGTTATAGGCTGTCCTGGCACAAATGGATCTGCGCCTACCACAGGTGTAGCAAATGTATACTTCCATGTTCTTTGATCTAGCATTTCACTAGTGCCTAATGCTATGGGCGCAACATATAAGTTTACTAATGGCACACCTGGACTGCCAAAGTTTTGAACAGCGTAAGGTTGTCTAAAGTTGCCTGTAAGATCGTATTGATCTAAGCCATTGCTGTTAAAGCCATCAAAACCCTGTCCCAAGCCACTGGGGCCAGACAGGGCAATGTTTAAGCCATCTACAATATCTGTAGTGCTTGATGTTACTGGATAAACCATTATCTATCGTCCTCAGTCTCAGTTAACTGAAATGTCACTGCGTTACACATCCAAATAGTATCAGGCGTTGTTGGGTCATTAGTCATTTCAATGCTGTCCACGCGATGTGCGTTGCTGTTGATCTGCACCCATGGATAGTCCGTGTCTGTGGTCAATGCTTGGCTAACTTCAAATATAGGGCTTTGTCCCACTGAATTTGCGCCTTCTATTTTAAACTTTACATTGCCCACTAGTGTAGGATCATCTACTGGATCTATTTCCACATTGTTGGCATTTAAGTTTACTATCTCTGGCAAGACTCTATGAACTAGAATCTTAGTAGAATAGTCTTTAGTCAACTTCATGTTGTCGCGTCTAAATGTAGAACTTATAACTTGATTGTCTACAAATCTAAAGCCAATGTCTTTTTGTATTAGTTTCTTACCTGTAGCACCTTTGGCATAGACCATACCACGACTGGCTTTGTTATACAGCCATGTTGCTGTGCCTGCATCATAATACCATACAGGGCTTTCACAGGCGTAAGTTGCTTTAGATACAAAGCGAGGAGGATTCCATATGTCTAAGTCATAACGATAACTAATCATCTTATTGGGCACGCCATCTATGCCAGCGTCATTATCTGTGTAGTAAATCTCTACTTGGTTCTTTTCTGTGTTACACTCTACATATATGCGATCTACGAACTCTGGATTAAGTTGATCAAAGAAGTAATGTTTAACACGCTGATTGCCTATACCTTTGAATGTATTGCCATCAAAGACCCAAATGTCCCTAGCATCAATACCATAGACTTGATTGTCTGTGTTTGCCCAGCAGTTGGCTGTAAGCATGCCACGACCTTGATTAAACAATCTAATACCCAAAATAGGCGCATTGGTTGTTGAATAGTTAAGAGGACTTAGCACTACGGTGTCCCAATAACTGTTTAAGTAGAATTGTCCATTGCTGGGCCATCCATCTAATACTTCGCCTCGTAATGGAACTTCAACTTGGTTGGCCACATTCAAGTTAGTTGGTTCCCATGTCTGTGGTGCTTGGTTCAATCCAAATGCTTGACTCCATGCTACAGTAATAGGATATCTTTCTTTTGTTGTTAAACCAAAACTTATTGTCACGCCTGTGGCTGTTGCTGTGGCATTCTTACTCAATGTCACGCTAACACCTGCGTTTACTGTAAGCACTACTGTGTCTAATGGTATGCCAGGACCTATTACATTAGCGCCTACTAGATCGCTGGTTGCTGTAGTGCAGGCCACTGTAGGACTTGTAGTCGTCGTATTACATAATAGATTACGCTGTGGCACTACTGTTAGATTACCTGCTACTAGGATGTTGCCCACATTGGGTGTTGAATATAAACGCACAAAGCCTGCTGTCAAACTTTGCCAGTTAGGATTGTAGTTCCATGTATAAGCCGCTGACACTGTGCCTCCAGCAGTATAAGCCGCACCTGGAATAGCAGTATAAGTGATCGTAGTAGTTGTTGAACTTACTACTGTAAATGTGCCATTGAAAAAGTTATTGATGTTTGTTATTAGGATCTTATCGCCTGCGGCAAATGGGGCTTGATTGTATGCTGATGTTACAGTGATCGTGCAAGTGCCTGTGCCTACTACAATATTGCTAATACCTTTTGGTGGAATGTTCTGCTTGTATAAAACTAGTTTAGGAGCACCAGGCTCATCAGGCCAAAAGAATGGTGCGTTGAATGTGTCATTGAAAATAGGAATAGTGCCGTTCCAACTATCTGTAATATTGATACTTTGACTGTAGTCTGCTTTCTTAAAGCCTGTTGCTGCCACAGGAGTAATGTCTAACCAGCCTGTGACGCCATTGTTAGCATACCAATTGCCAGTGTCTGTGGCTACAATAAACCAAAATCTATGATCATCATCAGGAGTGCCAGCAACATAATCACTTTGACGATAGCCGCCTGATATGAATGTTGGAATGCCAGGAACGGTGCCTAGGATCTCTTCTTCACCTAGAACGGAGCGAATGCCTCTAACATCAGTTTCAACATTCTCTCCTATGTTGTATTCATTGGCACCAAGTGCGCCGCTGGGCACATCAGGCGTGAATGTCATTTTCTGTAATGGCACAGTAACTTCTGTGTAGGATTTTTTTAGTTGAGGCATCTGCGTTTCCTTATTCTAATATTTAGCGTAGATTAAACTGCTGTGAGTTCGTTGAACTTTTCTAACTGTTGTTTAGTAAGCAGAAGTTGTGTTCTCTGCCAACCTGTTTCAGGTATCCATCGCTCAATGAGAATCTCCCATTCTCCATTTTGATATTCACGCTTCAACACATGCATCTTATAGTCATCAGTGTTAACTAAGTTTGGTCCTGGGCTTCTGCCTGGCTGTGGTGTTACGAATTGTTGCATTTCATGTTCCTATAAATATGATTTATTCTGTTTAAGAATCAGACGGTGATGTAGTCAAAGTCTGTGGTATTGAATTTACTATTGTATCTTCTTACCTGTGCCAATACTGTGCCAAGTTGATTATAACTTGTGCGTTTGTATTTGAATCTGCTTATGCCAAGCCCGTGATTGACTACTCTAATGTCCACAGGCTGTCCTTTATAAGTGATAACATAAGTTTGTTCTGCTTCTAATATCTGCCAAACATCGTTATTATCTTGTTCTTGTTCTAATATGATTGTGGGATCTGGTCTGGCCATTATTCAAATAACTCCTTGAATGTTGTATCTTCTTTATTCCAGGCTTCTATGCGTTTAGTTGCTATTTCAACATAGGCAGGATCAAGTTCTATGCCCACATATTCACAGCCAAGTTCCACTGCGGCACAGCCTGTGCTACCACTTCCGTTGAAAGGATCTAATACTCGTCCGCCTTTAGGTGTGACAAGTTTAATCAAATACTTCATAAGTTCAATGGGTTTGACCGTGGGGTGATTGTTGCCGCCCTCAGTTTTCTTTTCACCATTTAACTTTTGTAAGCCTTGAATACCTGCTGAGCCATTTTCACCTCGTTCTGTTCTACGATCATATGCTTCAGGTGCTTCATGTCCAATATGTCTTTCTCTGCGGCTGACTTTTGGACAGTAGAAATACTTTTGATAGTCGTCTGCGATTTCACCAATAACATTACTGGGGAAGCGTCCTTGATCGTTAAACATTGATATCTCTTTACCAATCAATCCACTTGCTCCAAATGTTCCAATCTCTGTGTTATCTCCTGCTTGCTGTCTTTGAGGAGTCCAGTTTAGTTCTTTTTCTGTAAGACCTTGTATTCTCGTAGCATCAATATTGAGGGCACCTGTGCCATACTTTACTACATTATCACGGATGCTGCCTTTAATAGGTTTGCGGGCTAATGCTATGGGTTCGTGTGCTGGCTTTAGTGCTGTGCCCCATCCTGCCCAATCATTATCTGCTGGTGCTAATGCGTCACGCAGATCACATTGTAGTTCTTCACAGGTGTTTTGATTAGTGCCATTTAATGTCTTATTACATTTAGGGCAGTTAGTCTTTGGACCTGATTCAATTTTACTGCGTTTGATACCTAATGCGTTGTCTTTGCGTTTCTTCTCACCACGCTCAATACTTTTACCTATATCCTGACTTTTGGGAAAGCCACTGCTGTAGAGCCACATTATTTGATCTCGTATTTCAAAGCCTGCTTGTTCCAGTGTGATGGCTAAGTGGTGATATGTTCGTGCCGCACTAAACGCCAGTATATGTCCTCCGGGCTTTAACACTCTAAGGCATTCTTGATAAGTCTCAAGTGCTCCAGTGTTTGCGTCCCAACTCTTACCTAAAAAGTCTATGCCATAGGGCGGGTCGGTGACAATACTATCAAAGTGGTTGTCGGGGAATGTCTTCAAGACATCTATGTTGTTGCCGTTTATGATTTGATATTTCATTTTGTCTCTTTCAGTTCTTCTGTAAATCGCGATTTAAGTTCTTCAAAATCTGCATGCGATAGATCGGTGTAATGATCCATACAAGCCGCTTTATAAGTGCGATTTAAGATAGTGTATAACTGCTGTTCGGTTATTTGGTAGTTCATGTTATATCCTTAAATCTATGTGCCCATTGTGGGTGTAGTAAGCAAAATGCTAGACAGTCTTGATCTTCCATGGTTGCCCACATTGTTTGATATTCCCAATCTATGCCACTTTGAAATGGATGTTGCTCATGCCAATCACGCAGATTTACAGTAAGTTCATAGCCATTATCAAATTCATATTGCATTGTTTGTGTAATCTTTTTCATGGCTTATATTTTCCGTTTTTGTCTGTGTAGAAATGATTCCAGTTTGAGCAGTGTATATTGCCGCATTTCATTTTAATTGAGAGGTGATCAATTGGTTCATTTACTTGTTCCATATACAGAAGGCGGTTGGCTTGGGTCATTTGACTTTTGTCGTTTTTAAATGCGCCTATGATATTGCCGAATTTATTACTGCTACCAGTCCAAGCCCAGCAATTATCTACATCTGTTTTGACTATGCGTTTGTGCAATTTATCTGTGTCCCAACTCCAACTACCAATTCTATTTGTAATTACTCGTGTTTGACCAGGACTATAGCCTTTAGGCCTGCCTTGTGGTCTTCCAGTGGGTTTTTTCATATTACTCCTTTATGTGTTTATTTTATTTATTAGTTATTTCATTAAATGCTGTGCTAATAAAGGTCTCTGCTACGCCGAAACCAAAACAAGTAATATCGCTACGCCTCGTCTGCGCTCTTATTACTTGTTTTATTTTAGCAAGAACAAATAATAAACGAAGTGCTATCAACAACAAGTGATGTGCGGCGTATGCGTCGCAGACATCACGCAGTTGTTTTACTGAAGTGCGTAAGCACTTCGGTGTTCTTATATAATATATCATTTAACATTCAAAGTTTAGCAACACGCAGTGAAGAGTGTAAGCCAGCCCAAGTTAGGTTTATCATGTTTATGCCCTCGGTATGGGACCTAACTATAACAACTATTATTCCCTTCGTCTCGTTCCACGCATTTTATGCAACCCTAGCCATCGCCGGGAAACCGAATTCAACTTAGATTTGTTAGACCATCAGTTTAGGTAATTGTTATAGTATACGGGCGGGTCGTGTTTTAACCCCCATTATACTCTGCTGGTTAGCGGTTGTAGTGCCTAATGATTTGTTGTGCTATTACGCCTGTTGGCTGGTTTTCTAATATCCAAGAGCAGTATGCTGGATCAATGTTTATTACTCCTGCTATGTCCTGGTTCCAATATTTGCCTGATAAGAATTTAGTTTCGGTTTTGATTGCGTGTGCCCAAAGTTTTTGTAGTTTAGATTTGTTAGATTTTTTGTCAAAGTTTATTATCGGCTGATCTCGCTGTTGATTTTCGCGACTGACTTTTGACCAATTTAATTTTGCCATTGTGTTTGTGTGTTATAGTTATTTATACTTTACTTCAGTTTTTTGCTTCAAACATAGTTAAATTAGGAGCATTGACTAATTCATCTTTGTCCACAAACACTACTCGTTCTGTGCCAAACTCTTCACTGAACCAATCATTGAATACAACAAATCCATCACAGACTCGGGCACTGAGATCATTGCCTCTTGTTCTGTTGATTTTTTCTTTAAAACCCTCTAAGAACTCTCTGGGTGATTGTAGGTCATAGACTTTATTTGGCACCACAGTTTTCTTTGGTAATGCTTTAGTGGGATAGTTCCAAATTCTTGTGTATTCTTTATCTTGTTGTTGTTCCATAACCTGCCAACATAAATCAGTGATTTCGCGTAGTGTAGTCATATCATTGATATGTCGTAGCACATCTCTGGTATTGCGATTTGGCAGTTTAGTGTAAGTGATTAAAGTTTTCATAAGTTCTCCTTGTGTGTTATTATAACATATTTATGCCTGTAGTCAAATATTTAGAACAAAGTGAAACCCCAAATAGCATTGCACCATTTGGGGTTTCTTGTCAGCAAGATAGTTAAGTAACACACAAAACACACGACCAGGAGAGGATGTCTTGCTAACAATAATATTTATTAGATTTAGTCAAAGATGAAGTCAGCGTATTATTGTTTAAACAAACTAATACGAAAATACTATGTAATACTTTTGTTTACAAATAAGAAAAGCCCGACTTTCACAAGCAGGGCTTCCCAAGGATAATACTAGCAAACGGCCAAGTAAACTAGCATAGGTATTTATGTAAATTCTCCTTGTGGCATGTTGGGTCTAGGCTGACCTAAATTATCACTGATGTCTATTTCAAACTCTTTTTGTAGTAGTTCATAGTAGCCCATGGTAAACAAGCGTTCTTCTGTGGTTTGTTCTACACTATGTGCTCTGGCATGTAGTAGTGTGCGAGTTTGTCTCATTTTACTATAACGCTGTGCCATCCAGCATATTCCAAAGGGTAAAGGCTCAGCCCAATCTAAAAATTCCTGCTTTTGTTCTTCTGGCACATGATAAACACTCCACCAACCATTTTGTTTTTTATCTTTGTAAAAGATTTGGTTTTCTAAAAATGGACATTCGTAGGGTATTTCGTTGAACACAGCATAGTTATAATTGTCTGGTTCTGGTGTGGAAAAATCAGTGATGTGAGTTAAAGGTCTAGTCCAACCAATGTGTTTTGATATAGCCAATCTAGGATCGGCAACGGTGGCGAATCTAGGCACTGCCCATTTGCTAAGTCTTTTCATAGCCTTATTTAAGGTTTAGTGCCAGCGAGTTTTTGCTCAATTCTATCCAATGATTTGGTTTGGTGTTCGCTGTTAGCATGTATAACAGCAATTTTTTTATCCAATTCATCTATTTTAGTGTTCATTGAAAGATAGCCTGAACCACCAATGCCCAGGCTACCTATAACAATCCAACTAAGTTGTTTGAGTGTGAATTCCATTATGCTCCTACTGGTGTTAGTGTTGTAATCAGTGCTGGTGCTGCGGGGATATCATTGGGTGCTGTGCCTTGTGCCGCAACATATGGGAATGTAACATTAGTGTTTGTAACTTGATAAGCCAATTCCCAATAGTCTGTAGCGTTAGCACTACTAACAATATAGTTCCAACCTGTGATACCTTTTGCTGATTTCAAGCAGGTAATATCACCAGTTGAGTTGGCAACATTCACACCGTTCTTACGCAACCACACATAGAATGTATGTTCTTGGTTATCAGCGTTAGCCCATTGTAGGCTAAACTGTAGGTTATACTTGCCTGCGGCACCTGGAATAATACGGCTTGTGCTGCCAACTGTAGCAATATTATTGTCCACTGCTGTGCCAATTGGGAACACATAACTGGTAGTGGCTGCTACTGGTGTAACGGGACCATCTTGTTCCCATTGTCCATACACACGGTTATAATTTATGTTGTTGCCTGTAACACCGGTGCCGGCGGCATTGTTAAATGTATAACTATCACTTCTAAATGTAGTAGCATCGGTGGCAGTGCTTATACGCTCTGTTAATGTAGTGCCGCCATTGGCCATTGTTTCAATGGTAAATCTACTACCACCACGAGCAGTGCTAAAATCTTCTGTGGCTCTAGCAGTAAATCTGGCTGTTAAGTTTGTGTTATTAATAAAACCCGCGGCGTCTCTAGAGTTAACACCGCGGAATCCTATTTGTGATACAACATCGTTATTTTTTATTGGCTGTCTGCGTCCTGGAACACCACTTTGTCTGCCACCAATAAGTTGTAATGCGTTGCTACCTGCTAATTGATAACTGTCAGGGCCAGTAACCATTGTAGTGCTAGCCACGGTTTGGCTTGGTGTAATGGTATAAGTTCCAGTGCCACCGGCAGCATAGAAATTAATTGCTGTAGCACTTAATCCAGCAGTTAAGTTGCGACTTAGTGTCACAGTTGTGCCTACAATGTTAATTACCAAAGTATCATTAGGCACGCCTGCGGCAATTACTAATTGTCCAACAGCAATACCTGTAGCACTGGCCACTGTAATAGTTGGAGTGCTGATTGTGCCTGTGGCAGTTGTTGTTGCCAATGCCGCTGTAGCACTGGTTAATTGTGCTGTAATTCTTGTAAGTTGGCTAACACCTGTGCCATATACTTGCTGTCCCACTGACAATATACCACTAGCCACCGCTGTAACAGTCATAGTGGTAGTGCCAATATCTGCTGTAAATGTGGCAGTATCATTAGCAGTTACACCACTGGTTATCATTGCTCCATTGACAAATTGAACATTACTTAAACCGATACGATTATATCGTGTAAGTCCATCAGCACTGGTTAAAATATTTTCTGCGGCCGTGCCAGCATCACCAAATGTTAAACTTGGTCCTGGATTTAAAGGAATAGTAACACCTGAAACAGTTTGTGTTGATGCCGCATTCTGGAATATAGAAAAGCCAGTTTGACGACTTACTGAAGTGCCTAGGGCCGTATTTAATTTCACACCCTGAGGTTGATATTGCACAATCAATCTAGTGCCAGCATTGCTAGTTCCCGCACCAGTAAAACTACCTGGTGTGCCCACGCTAAACAATGTTTGACTTTGACTTACGGTATAAGTTCCAGTGCCACCAGTGCCAGTGAGATAAGCAGTAATACATGTGCCTGCTAAAATACCCGTTGCTGATAATGCCAGGCCTGGATGGACATTAGTGCCACTTGTCACTGTTAGTGTAGTGCCTGATATATAACCATTAAAACTTGCTGTGTCTGCTACGAAATCTTCTGCGGCTTGACCTACGATTTGTAATGGATTACCGCCAACCCCAGTGCTAGTAAGAAAACTTGTGCCATTAAATCCACCCATTTGAAAAACACCCAATGTAGCATTAGCGGCTGTTTGTGTGCCAGCACCTGTGCTTGTAGCAGTGCCTCGCTTACCTTCAAGGATTATTTGTGGAACAGGTGCTGTAGTGCTTAATCCATTTGGTCTATTTTGACCATAATCACGCAATACTATAGCACCACCTCTGCCGGCGTCAGTGTTATCTATGAATAAACTAGGACTTACTGGTGCTTGAGCGCCACTATTAAGAACAGGATATAAGCCAGCACTATCAACACTGGCGCCACCTATGGCCACTGTGTCACCTAGGCTGCTACCACCTAATGCGCTAAATCTGGTTGTAGCAGTTGTAATACCAGTGCCATTGGGAGTTAATGTAATGTTACCATTTGTATCTGTGCTTGATATAGTGTTTCCACTAATGTTTAAGTTATCTACATTTAACTGTGAACTAACTGTAATAACACCTGTTGAGTTGGCAATACTTGCTGCCGCTGTGCCATCTAAAGCACGAATGTTTGTGACATCTAAATTAGTAATGTCAGCAGTGGGAATAACTACCGTGCCAGTGCCATTGGGCGTTAAGTTTATAGCACCATTGGTATTTGTGCTACTAATAGTATTGCCGTTAATATTGATATTGTCTACTTGTAAAGAATCAACGGTTACACTACCATTTACATCAACAGGCGCATTGATAATAACTTGTCCAGTGCCATCTGTATCAACCGTGATATTGCCGTTGGCACCATCTGCCATTGTAATATTAGCACTTGTAGGCCATGAACCAGTTCTTATGTCTAAACTACCAGTGCCGTTAGTTGTTAAAACAGCGGCTGTGTTTAACTGACCTAAAATTAAATTACCTTGGTTAACAGTGGTGCCACTGGCAGGATCGATAATAACATTATTACCTAAAGTTGATTCTAATGTTAATGCACCAAGACTGCTTTGTATATTGCCGCCTTTGACATCTAAGTCACCTGTTGTTTGAGTATTATCAGCATATACTGTTAATGTGCCACTACCATTATTAGCAAAGGTGCCTCCACTAGCACTTAATCGCACATCATAATCATTAGAAGTAGCACTACTATGAAAATCAATAAATGGAGTGCCTGAACTTGCGCGGCTTAATTTACCAATTTCAATGCCGCCGTTTCCGCCAGCACCTCCAACTGTTACTTGTCCATCAGTATCTTTAGCAAATAATGCTTCACCTGAGGTGCCATCTATTGTAGCACTGGTATCGCCTACTGCGAGACCAAATTTAACTTTAAATCGTTCGTTTGCCATAATTCACACAATCCTTATGTTTAATTTAAACTAGTTCTTACTACATTAAATGTAGTTGAATTAGCACTTGCTGGTGTAGCACGAATTCTCAAAAATCCTCCACTAACATCAGCAGTAAATGTCGCTAATGCGGCAAGTGAATACATTTCAGCATAGGTTGTAAGATATGCCGTAGTGCCTTTTAAAACAGCCAATGCTTCTAATATATGAACTTCACCTGAGACATTGTCAATAATGTTGATAACAACCTTTTGACTATTTCTTGTTGTGCCACTAATAGTAGTTATTGTTGTAGCCGTTGTTGTAGTTGTCTGCGTGTTAATTGTAGCAATAGCATCTATAGTAACTTCATTACATAATACACTGCTGTTTGTATTAATAACACCATTTACATCTAATGGGTAAGCAGGAGTAACTGTATTGATACCAACTGCATTAGTAGCACTATCAACATACAATACACCAGCATCAACATTTAAGTTGTCATTGATTAATACTGTGCCACCATCGCTGTCCAATGTTAGATTAAAACCGCTGTTAGTGTCAATCTGTCCATTATTTCTATCAATGTCTATATTACCAATTGTTGCTTGTTGAACAAAGAAGTCTTCGCTGGCTTCCCAACGGTCATTTGTTTCACTCCAAATAAATGTAGAGTTAGCACCACTTGTGCCACGCTCAACTTCAAGACCAGCGTTTACACCTGCTATACCTGTATTACTAGCATTAAACAACAAAGTAGGAGCAGTTATTTCTACTATGGTGCCAGTAGCAGTGAAAACTCTGTTTGTGCCATTAAAGAACCATAGTGTAAGTCCAGTGCCATTTGTTAGTGCTACTGCGCTACCACCCAATGTTAAACTAACTTGACATTGTGTAGTTGTAAAACCTGTGCTAATAACATAATAAGTTGTGCCATAGATTAAACCATTTTGTGTAGGACCAGCATAGGCTAGTTTGTCACCAATACTAAATCCATGCGCTGTGGGGAATACCAATGTATTACCGCCAGTTATACTTGTAGCATCATCGCTGGCAAAGTTATTTGTGCTGGTAGTTAATCTAATTTCATGATTGCCACTGGGGTCATAAACTGCGTTCAAACTACCTATAAATGTTTGACTTTGTCCATCACTGTCAATACCAACCAACACACCACTACCATCACCTTGTCCGTAGTTTACTGCGCCAGTGTTGTTGGTCACTGATACGCCAGATTGTGCTCGTCCATATATGCCATTATCGCCTTGGAAGTTAGGACGATTGGCGCTGTTTGTCCATTGTATTAAACTGCTGTTAGTTATAGTTGCAGGACTAGCATCACTGACATACAATAACTGTCCTTGTTGAACTGGTGTTGTTAAATCAACATGAACACCACTAAGATAAATGTCACCATCTACTGTTAAGTCTGTGGCTACATGAGCATCACCATTTACATCTAATGTATATGCTGGATTGTTCATGTTGATACCAACACGATTAATCATGTCAGCAAACACTAATGTTAAACCAGTGCCGTTGGTTAAAGCAACTGCACTGCCATTTCTTGTTAAACTAAGTTGACATTGTGTAGAAGTAAGGCCAGCAGTCATCACATAATAATATCTATCTTGTGTTAGACCATTCTGTGTAGTTGATGTATATTGGATACGCTGACCAGCAGTATAGCCATGAGCACTACCAAATACCAGTGTATTACCGCCAGTAATGCTTGTGGCTGTGCGAGTAATGCCTTGTGCGGCATAGTTTACAAATAAACTATCGTTGTAAAAATCAGCATTATTACTGCCCATTTGTAGCAATGTATAAGTGCCAGGGAAATTGCCAGGAGTTGGTTCAGCGTAGTTATCATCAGTCCAATTAAATGACCAATTTACTAGACCAGTAGTGCCATTCCATAACGCACCTAAACCTGCAAATGTTCTTTCTGTGACATCACTAGCACCACTGGTTCTAGCAAATGTAATGCCAGGACCAGCCTGTAATGTATCATTGTTTGGAGCATCTGTAACACGCTCATATAATTTTATTGCGGATTGCCATTCTAATGGGGCATTAATTTCACTGGTTGTATTTCTGCGTTCTAAAAATACTGGAACTGCAGTTTGACTAATGTATAATTGATCACTGAGTTCAAATCTACCATCAGTGTTGTTCCAGCGTAGAGATTCTGTGCTACCCTTCATGTATAGGAAACTATCAGCGTTGGTAGCATCGCTGTTTATGCTCATTGATTGAGCAGTAGTTTGAATTGGACTATTACTTTGAATGTTGTTAAGACCGCCAGATGTGTTTATTAATAGATCTTGTCCACCAATAAGTATTTCGTTGTCGGGTGAACCAGTCATGGCAATTTGAATATTACCGCCTTGTAAACCAGTGGCTAATAAATCATTGTTTAGTTCCCAACGATTATCTGTTTCATCCCATGTAATTGTAGCATTAGTATCGTCACCACGATCAATTATAATTGTAGCACTTTGTGTGGCAGGGCCACTATGACCACTAATTAGTGTAATATTGTTGCCATTTAAGTCTAAATTACTTGTGCCAGTAATTTGTCCCTGCACTTCTAAGGCATTATTGAATTCCCAACGATCCTGTGATTCATCCCATGTTAGTGTAGCATTAGTGCTTGATCCGCGTTCTGCTGTGATTGTAGCGTTTAATGTTGGACTACCAGTTTGATCTGCGTTTAATGTTATATTTGGGGCATAAAAGTTTGCTGTGCTTTTTTGTAATACTAATGTATTAGTGCCAGGTGTAGCAAAACTGTCCAATGAACTTGAAACTATAAACTGCGGATCAGTGGCGCTGTATTCAAAATTAGTAACACCATAAGCGTTAATGCCTTGGCTGTTGCTGGCAACACTATAATTTATACCAACACCGTCGTTGTTTGCTTCGCTGTAATTTACTGCGCCATAATCTTTACGCAGAAATATTGATGAGTTAGTGCCTGCACTACTGTTTTCATAGGTAGCAACTAAACGAGCATTGGCTGTGCTACTGCGAATACTTGAACTGGCAATCCATGCTGATCCATCCCAATACAACACTTGACCTCTAGCAGTGCCATCTGGAATGTTATCTGCCACAGTTGAAATTGTAATTGTGTTAGCATCTGTTCTAACAATACTCATATTACTACCAGCGGCAAACTTAACGCTGTCAGTAAAGCCTGCTGTGTTAGCCAATGTTAGGTTAGCACCACCTGTGGCTGTTGTTGCACTAATGCTATAGTCAGCGCCTGGAATAGAACTAACATCCGTCCAATATAAGTTGCCATTACCGTCTGTGACAAGAACTTGGTCAGTGCTGCCATCTGGTAATGGGAATGTGTAGTTTGGTAAACTTAATGTGCTTTGTAGTGTTACATCACCTATAAGCAAACTGTTGCCTTGAACAGTTAAATTACCACCCACATTCAAGTTACCTGTAATCTGTCCCGCGCCTGCGTTGGGCACTGCTAAGCCACTGGCATTATACAGCGTGGTAAAGTTGCTTGAACTTACTTCACCCGTATTCACCGTTGATTCATATAAACTTGGCATTGTTTTTGTCCTTACTTAATGTTGTATTGGCGATACTGTCTTGGTTGCCATACTGATGTTAGTCTAGTATGTCCACCGCTCCATTTGCCAAGATTGTTTTGATCAGTAACTGCATCCCAAGCACTTCTAAACTTTGCTTCATAAGTGGCAGCATCTGTTTCATTGTGACGCTTGATATAGTATTCACGCAGTGTAGAATAAATGTATCCTTCTGGCCAAGTTTGTAATACTGGATTTGTTTGAGTGTTTAAGTCTGTTAGTTTGATGTTTGTGATATTACCAGTAGTTGGTATAGTTCCACCTGTTACTCTTACAGTGATCTGTGTAGAACTATCAATGCTTAACACTTCAATAACACCACCGTTATTAATAGTTCCTGTGCCGTCTGTGGCTGTTAGTGTAGCACCAACAGTTAGACCTGCTGTTTCAACCATGTTGGTAATAACCACAGTCCATGGGCTACTAGCACCAGTTACTGAAAATACTGTGCCTGTTGCACTAACCAAAATATCTGCCACTGGAGCAAATAACAATGGCCATGCTTTGTAGTAATACATGTTAACCAAATCGCCTTCAGCAGCATATGGCAAGAACTTGTATTTTTGTGCTACTTCACTGAACTTGCCGCGAATAACTGCGGGCACATTCACTGGCTGTAAGTA